GAAGGAGTGCTATCTGTTACAGTTATTTCTGTATAGGCTCCTGCATTTCCAGCCGTTCCTACTGTTGTAACACCCGAAGAATAAGCTGACCCACCACCATGCGTTCCATTAGATGTTGTAGAAAATCTAAACGGATGGTTTACATTTGACGCATCTGATTGGTCAAAACGATATACGCCACCCTTTCTCAATGTTATCGTAGGAGCCGCACCAGAATGATCTGATATGAAATACTTATTTCCACCACCACTTGCAGCTACAGTTACATTATAAGTTATATTCTCAGCATTTTCGCCACTCATTATTGGTGTTCTAAATACACCTCTGGAAACTCCAGCAGTTCTTGACAGATTGCCAATTAGCCAATGGTTTTCAAGTAAATCAAACGCAACGTATCTATCTATTTCTAAGCTATTTGCAGACGGATAAAACCACCAAACTTCACTAAATTCTGTATTGCTAAATGCCCATATTTTAGATTGTTGGTTTACGTTTATATCGTCAAAAACATAGTCGTGAACTTCGCAAGGTATTTCTCTAACAGAGTTACCATCAAAACCAAAGAAGCCTTTTTGCCCCATCCAGAAAGAACCCATGTCTGTATCAACAGCAGACATACGCGAAACTGCACCGCAAGATGTTCCGACCCTGTTAAAGCCATAAACATAAGGTGGCCCTAAGTATTTTGCAGAAAACGCATCACTATCAGTAATTATCAGAGTTTGACCTCTGGTATTTAATCCCTGCATTATTTGCCCAGTAGTTTGCAGTAAAATGTCACCTGCTTCATTAGTAGCGGCAGGTGTCCAAGTTGTGTTTGCCTCTTTATCGCACCATTGTACTTTTCTAGGGTCACCGCCTGCGCCTAAACAAAATATAAATCTTTCTTCAGTTACAACTAATCCAAGATTGTTTGTCGGAGCATTTGCTACAGGTGCAGCGACAGCGCTAGAACCAAGTTGCCACTCTACCAATGTACCAGTGTCGTAATGAACACCGACTAAAAACTGCCCAAAGTTATCTAACGACCATGATGTTGCTTCAGAGTATGTGCCAGTAGCAGGGCGTTGTGTTCCAAAATATCCAGTACCATGAAAGCCACCACCAAAACCTAAATTTAACCCTGCATCTTCGCGCCCAGTAGTCATTGATGTTGGCGTTATATCGTAAGTTATTCCTGCGCCTGTCATAGCTGTTAATTCGTTATGACTTCCTGCTGCAAAATAAGAAGTGCTTCCGTTATCTTCCCAAGCGTGAGCGCCTCTAATTGGGTTAGCGCAAAATCCATTTTTAAAGGTTTGCCACCCACCAATAGGGCGCAACGAACCATCTCTCCACCTTACTAAGCTTCCATCGCGCCACCTATTTGAAGCATCTAATTCAGTGCCGTTTCGGTAAAATCCTGCTTTTATATCTAATGGTACTAATGGCATTATGTAGTCGCTCCGTAAATTGTACCGCTATTACTTAGAGTGTATGAGTTTCCGCTATCCTCAATAGCCTTACCTCCTGACCCTTTATTTGAGCCGCTTGCCCCAGTAACAGCGCGATAGCCATCACCACCATCTGCTCCCCAGCCGCCTCCTCCTCCTGACGCTCCGAAGTAATCAGTGTTGCTAAATCCATCTTCCCCTGCATTTCCAGCGCCACCGCCATCAGGGTAATATTGAGGGTTTGGGCTTACACCTGAGCCTGTCGCAGCAGAACCAGGCAAAATGCGGCCACCACCACCGCCACCGTATGAACTTTGATCTAGTACTCCATCAATGACACCTGACCCACCTGCGTCACCGCCTTCACCGCCCCCATTAACAGCATTTGATCCTTTTGCGTTTAGTGTACCACCTGCGCCACCTGCATTAACAGAAACACCGCCACCTGCGCCACCTGCGCCGCCACCGGCACCGCCTCCACCGCCAGAATAGGTATTTGAAGGCTCAATATTTGATGACCCACCGCCACCGCCACCACCAGCTATAAAAGCCCCAGAACCATTAGTAATGGTTACACCGCTTACACTTGAATTAATTTTAATAGCAGGACCGCCATCTCCACCATTACCGCTATTTGAGTTATAACTACCCCCTGCGCTATTACCAAAACCTCCTGCACCACCTTTACCAATAATTTTACCATTGTTTTGAATTGTGCATGGTATATCTATAGTTAAAGCAGCCGTTGAAGTGTTGTCTGACCAAACCCACATATTAGAAGGTATAATAAGCGTTCCACCCGAAGAGATATAATCAGATGCAGTTATTTCTTGCCGTTGCGCTTGTCCGTTTATTGTACCACCAGATGTTAAGTCAACAGAGTTAGAGGCACCATAATAATCAGTAAATTTATTTTCTGCTCCATCACTTTTACCAATTAATCCACGAATATCTGCATCGTTTAATGCAGCTTGAGAACCACTTGAACCACCAGCTTCGACATGAATTTCATTTATTGTTATTTGACCACTACTTTGTAGAGCCATTTTTTAGTTCCTCAATTTGAGATTTAAGTTCTTTTATGGCTTCAATTAATAGACCAGTAAGTTGGTCATATTGCACAGTTTTATATTCAATACCTTCTTTACCAGTAAAAACTAACTTTTTGTTTTCTACCGCAGAAGGTAAAACATTTTCTACTTCTTGCGCTATAACCCCTGCGCTTTGCTTTTCATCTTCGTTGTAAGTAAATGTGTAACCATTTATTTGCATTACTTTGTCTAATGCGTTTTCAATTTTATTTATGTCGTGCTTTAGTCTTTGGTCTGAAATTGTTGTAGAGTAACCTATAACATTTCCATCAACGTGCAAATCACCGCCATCTGTAAGCCTCATATCTTCTGACCCAGCGGTAAAAAAGCTCATACCTACATCTGCATCATAAAAGACATAATCTGCGGTATTACCAGTATACACATCTACGTTGCCAGATTTCCTCATATCTGTGGCAAGAGAAAAACTTAAATCGTATGGGTCTGCATCTGACCCTGTTGATGTATCAGTCCAATCAATATCAATTCCACCACCTTCAACAAATTTAACCTCTTTACCACCAGAAATAGTTACCTCTGTTCCGTCACCATCTTCTAAAACAAAACCATTAATTGCATTTGTTAACTCCGTTGCTGTGGAAGTGACGGTTGTACCATTAATCGTTAATGTGGTTAAATTTGGTGCTGTTGTTCCTGTCGTTCCATTTGCAGCATTTACAATAACATCTAATGCGTCATTAATGGTTTGACCCCAAGTTCCTTCTGAGCCTCCTATGGTCGGCTTAGTAACTGTAATAGCCATTTTAATCTCCTATTTATAATAACCTACCACTTTAAACAACTTCCGTCCATATTGCTGGTGGAACAAAAGGACTAAACCAACCTCTTGATTTTATGTCTGCCGCAAAAGAATAAGTAAATTGTCCTGATATTGGTTGAAATAGCCTTTGAACCGTCATGTCTACTGCTTGTCCAGTATAAGTAAAAGTTCCAACGGCAAAGGCTTCACTTACACCTTTTAATGCATCTTGCCCAGTATAAGTAAAAACGCCAGTTCCTGCTGAGATATTCATCTGCTTTGTAAAATCAAAACTTTGCCCAGTAAGTGAGTAAGACCCACTTTCAAGCAACATTCCAAAGCCAATATCTAAAACAACATTTTGTCCTGTGTATGTAAAAGTTGCGCTGTTATAAACGCTATCAATAATTAAACCAAAATTTTGATCTAAATTAATGTTACTACCAGAAAGAGAAAAAGACCCTGTTGAGAATGTAGCAGGTCGCCCTGCACTCATACCAACAGAACGACCATTTAATGTAAATGTACCTGACGGATAAATATCAGTTATTAATTTTGCTGCGCCTTGCATAGAAAGCGTAAACGTACCAGAAGTAACTTGCAAAGCATAAGCTTCGTTAGCTGTTGGTGCGCCTAATGCTGTTGTTGCTAATGGTGCAAATCCTAACATCTTTTTATCCCGATATACAAATTAAGAGGGCCATGTAACGCCATCACCAATTTTTTCTTTTACTTGCCGATAAGTTTCATCGGATACGCCTATCCCTAGACTTTCATCAGCCCAAACACCAACATCTTCACCATCAATAACACATTCGTAATAAACGCCACCTACAGCACGATGTAAGACAATTTTTTTAATAGACGTGATGTTCATTACTACCCTTCCATAAAATATGCGCCATCGAAAAACGAACGTAATTTTATTATATACTCAAAGTACTCATCAACTTTTTTCTTCCAGTTATCATCTATTTCTGGATGCACAACTCCACTTTTACTTGATGCAAAGCATTGATTAGCCCAATGCAAAGGGTCGGGCGAAGAAAATAAAAAATGATTTATATGTCCAAAAGATGTTGTATCACGATTTTGCCACAAGTCATAGTGACCAACATTTTTTCCTAATACATATGCAATTAATGCACTTTCGCTCATCATAGTAGTATAAATATGTTTTGCAGAAATCATTAAGTCGTGAAGATTACTGTGACCACTTGCATAATTAATACCACCAAGAAATTCGCTTAATTCTTCATAAATATCATTTTCAGATATTGGATGTTTTTTAAACAACACATTTTCTTTTCCGTGTTTTTCGATAATAGATTTTAGTTTACCGACACATGAATGTTTTTTTAGTTTATTACCGCCAGTTAAAACGACTAAAACATCTTTTGGCTTTTGATTTTTTGTCTGTACAAAATTGTATTTAGAAAAATTTTTGTTTTTTGCTATAGATTTCTTAACATAACCAATGTGGCCACCATTTTTGATTTTACAATTATCAGCATAAGCATCCATCATTTGTCGCATCGATTGTTCAAAGCACAAAGGATGTAAAATAAAAAACCCTGCATAGGTCGTGTAATTTATAGTTTTAAAATATAAATCTTCTTTGGCGGTTACGTCAAAAGATATTTCTATATCATATTTTTTAGCTAATTCTTTGACATACATCTCAACTTCAAAAAGAGGCCAATATTTTTCATTTAAAAAAGTTGCATCTTTTTTATCAGAAAATTTCCCATCCTTAAAATCTATCATGGCATTTGCATTTCCACACAGCGATTTTGAAACTGCACTGTCTACTGATAAACTTAAATCACTCATAAAACGATGTTATCCTTGATGTTGTTTTGCTAGTTGATCTAGTTGTATTAAAAGTTGTCGTGGTAGACCTAGATGTGTTGAATGTTGTTGTTGTTGATCTGCTAGTGTTAAAAGTTGTAGTTGTTGACCTACTTGTATTGTATGAAGTTGTCGTTGATCTAGACGTATTATACGTTGTGGTTGTAGACCTAGATGTACTATAAGTTGTCGTTGTGGAATGTGAAGTATTATAAGATGTTGTTGTGGAGCGCGAAGTATTAAAATACGTTGTTCTGGATGTCGAATGTGAAGTGTTATAAGAGCCTGATGTTCTCCTTCTTACGGAATGCCAAAGAAAAAACCCACCGTTATATTGTAATGGACCCATTTCATAATCATACCCACCTACTGAAAAATATGATACATTCGGTCCTCCATAATTTAAGGTCGAATTAACAGAAGTATTATTCCACCACACATTGTTTTGGATACCGTTTGACTGCTGTATCCAAGTATATAGAGTGCTTGTATTATATTGATAAGCACCATAAGCATTATTGGTTGAATACGTTGTGGTATAATATGTTGTTCTGGATGTGCCAAAAGTTGTCGTTGTAGAGTGTGACGTTCCATAGGTAGTTGTCGTTGAGTGCGATGTATTAAAAGTCGTTGTTGTCGAATGTGATGTACTGAAAGTTGTAGTCGTAGAATGAGATGTTGAAAATGTAGTAGTTGTAGATTTAGATGTTGAAAAAGTTGTGGTCGTAGATGCTGAAGTGGAAAATGTTGTTGTTGTTGATTGTGAAGTTGCGAAAGTAGTATCGAACGTCGTGGTAAACGAAGTGGAAAATTCTTTTTTGCTGGCTAAAAAACCAAGGCTCATGCAAAGTCACCAATATAATTGACTAAAATGTTTGAACTATCTAAAACATAATATGCCAGTATCGACACTTCATTAGCGCCTGTAGACTGAACTATTGATGCTCCGTTTACTGGAGTTTTGCACTCCGCAGGAAGCGTAAAACTGTAACCACCAGTGCCATTTTGTTTTATAATAATATTTCCAAAACGCCCTGCATCTTTATTGCTAAATGCAAATGTAGTTGCTG